AAATATTATACAATATCTAATATGATGCAACTTCAAACAAATATTCTAAAAAAGTATTATACAAACTCATATACAATTATTTCAAGACTAGCACCGGTTGATTATCATAGATTTCATTCTCCTATTTCTGGGACACTTGTATACTATAAAATAATTCATGGTTCATATCTTAGTGTAGATCCATCTATTGTTAGGAGTTCTAAAAATGTGTTTGCAAAAAATACAAGAGCATTGTATTATATTTCTACAAAATACTATGGTGTTATATGCATGGTAATTGTTGGTGCATTCTGTGTTGGTTCTATTATTGTTCATAAAAAGAAGAGAAATAGTGTTATACAAAAGGGTGATGAATTAGGGTACTTTCAATTTGGTGGTTCTACTATAGTAACTATTATTCCAAAATTATATACTATTGAAATCGATAAAGCTATTCAAAAACATAGTTCTAAAAAAATAGAAACATATGTAGAAGTTGGAGATCACCTATTATATACAAAACCAAAAATAACACATAATAAAAGAATAGAAAAAAGAATTGTTCAAAATTATGATGTGTTGTGATAAATTATATATACATTTTGTATAGATGATTGGATATTTTACAGTTACATATTATAAAGATATTGTTGAAAAGAAAAAACATAAAGAACAAAAAAAGTTAGAAAGTACAGTATTTATACCAAACAAGGATACAAATGTGTATAATTTATTTGTTGGAATATTTACATTATGTATAGCATTATTTTCTACAAAATTAGCATATTATTGTAATAGAAAAACAAATACAATCTCTCGTATAACAAGTATGTTATTTGCTTTCTTTTTTCCTGTTTTTTACTTATCATTTTATATGGTATGGTACATTTTGTTAAGAAATTCTTGTTAGCGGGGGTATGGATATAATATAAGTATTTATTTATACTAAATATGTATAGAAAGAGAACATATAATAATAGAATATGGTAAATAATAAAAATTCTAAAATATGGGGACCTTTTACATGGTATGCTATGCATAGTATAGCATATCAACAACCACAAAATAATTCTAGTTTTCCAAAAGAAGTAAAAGACAATTTGCATACATTTTATACTTCGCTAGGAGATTTACTACCTTGTCCTATATGTAAAAAGGATTATAGAAAAATTTTATTATATAGGAAAATAAAACATCAAAATGGTAATCAAATATCACGATGGACTTTTGATATTCATAATTATGTAAATTCTAAATTAAAGAAAAAAATGTTTTCTTTACAAGAAGCAAAAAAAATATATACAAATGAAATACAACATACTAAACTACAAAAATTTGTATATCATATATTAGAAATATCCAATACAACAAATTTCCAAAGTAGAAAAAAACTTATTCAATCTTTTGTATTTTTATACCCAACCTCTCCTGTAAAAATAAAATTACAAGAATATATTACAAAAAACCCAATACATAAAGTAAAAGTTTCTAAAGAACTTACAGAATATATTAAAAATATGTCAAAACTTATTACTATATAATATATATGAAGAAACAATCTACGATATTTTGTAGTATAGTATATTTTGGTATATTATTGCTTATATTATACACATACCCACCTACAATAGAATATTTACCTCCTACATCAAAAATAGAATTTGATACTATATATTCTACAGAACGTGTACGGTATAATGAAGAACTTATAAATGATAATGAAAAACTTATAAATGACTTAGGAAAAAAGTGTGTTGAACAACACAATAATAAAACATGTTCTCTTTATAATAGACAACCTGTGTATCGTTGTAATAGTGATAGTGCTAGTAAAACATACCCTGACAAAAGTCAAGCAGATAAAGACTGTAGCACTACTCCCAAAACATCTTTATTCATTACAGATGGTATGGAATCTTGTATAGAAGATGGAGCTACTGTATATTATAAAACAAATGGTAATGATGATAAAACATATATAGTTAATAATAGTAATAGTAGATCCTCTTCAACATGGGATTCATCTGGATATTATGGTAATCATGTAGAGTATATTACTTCTGAGGGTTGTAATCCAAATGAAAGAAGAGCAATTTGTAAAAAAACATTACCTCCATAATATGATACTTAAAGAATACATATAAAGAAAATACGAGTATATACTTAAAGAATTTCAGTATATCATAAAAAAATATTGATATATTTTTTTATTACTTTCTGAAACTCTCTAAACACATATACCTTTTATTATGAGCTCTATTTCATTACAAAAAACAAAAGAGACTCAAAAACTTGTAAAAAGTGATAGGAAAAAGAAACAGGTACTAATAGATATATACTCATTTGAGTGTGATGAAAAGGAGTGTATTGGCGAGTATATTGATACAAATTTAGAAATGTTTCGTAGAGATGTACATCCAAAATTGAAAATATCAGACTTAACAGTATCTGCTATATCAGCAAAAGCGAAGCTTAATATATCGTTCGAATTACCTTTTTTATATACTCAATTAGAAACATATTGTGTGAAAAATCCATTATGTGCGATAAAAGGTTTAATTCTTAGCGAATCTTCGTATGGTATTATTAAAAAACCAAGGAAAAAATCCAAAGGGTTTCCAAATTGTTTATCTTTTGTAATTGAATCCAGTAACGGTAAAAAAGTAACAGGTAAAATATTTTCTGATAAAAAGAAAGAAGGTAACAGTATTTCAATGGTGGGTTGTAGAGTGGAAGAAGATGGTATATCTATTATACAAGAACTACAGGATATTATCAATATACTATTTCCTGATAAAAATTGTATTATTTCAAAATTTCAAAAAACTATGATTAATAGCAATTATTCTATAGGTTGTAAAATTGATAGAGAATTACTATTTTCTTTTTTATCAGAACATTATCCTATGATATTTTCTTCCTACACACCAGCATCTGGTTATACTGCTGTAAAACTGGGATTTTATTATAATGCTGTTAAAAAGGAACAAGATGGTGTATGTTCCTGTCCTGGAAGAAAATGTACATTAAAAAAGTCTTCTGGAAAAGGGAGTGGTGAAAAAGTAGGAGATTGTAAAAAAGTAACTATTTCTATTTTTGAAAGTGGTATTATTATTACAGGTGGAAGACATATTTATCAAAATATTGCTGCATATAATTTTATTAATTCTATTATTACAAAACATATAAGCTCTTTTGCACATATTGATGTTTCTTTTCCAGAAGAACATATTATGCTAGCATCGTATATCACCATTATACCAAAAATATAAATAATATTATTTTATAAATAAAATTATAAAATAATACTATAAATAGTCTATTTTTTATTATTTTTTTTTATAATACTTTAAATTTTATATATTTATATTATAATGGATAAGATAAATTACTTAAAACATTGTACTCAAGATTTAGAAAATATTCTAAAAAATGGGTATATTATATCAGGCAAAAAAGCAGAAAAAGAAAAAAATTATGGTAATTATTCAAAAATATTTTTGCAAATTGAAATTTGTAAATATGAATACAAGTCTATAGATTACAGTAATTATTGTATTATGATAGATAAAAAAATCTTATTACATAGAAATGATTATGTTATAAATAATAAAGGTTATAAAGGAATAGTACATAAAAATTCATTACAAAAACCTAAGAAAATAAATAATATATTTATTAATTCTATAAATCCAATACACAATGAAGTAATTTTTACAGATAAAATATCCTTAAAAAAATATATGACAGGTATTACATATAGTGTTTATTTTGATAATAAAAAAGATATTAGGTTGGATATAATATATAAGTATAATAATTACAAAACATATTTTATATATATGAAAAAAATATATAATTTGAATAATAAAATAGAACTTAAAAAAAGATATAATAAAGGAAAAAACATATTACGTCTTATTGAAAAATATACTAATAATATTTATTTTATATATAAATCATTTCCCTATCTTGATAACAAAATTTTGTAATATTTATTATTATATTTATATATTTTTCCACTTTCTTATTATATTTTATTTGATATATAATTATATATTTAAAGAAACAGTAATGTATATATCATAGTTTTCATGGGTTATAGTTTTCAATTACAAACCGTTCAGGTAAATGCTTTTAAAAGTTTAATTGAAGCAATACAATAAATTATTACAGAAACAAATGTAGAATTAAGTGAAATTGCATCTGACAAATCTAATGCATTGCTTGTTTGTACAATAACTGGTACAATGTGTAAAAAATATAATTATTTTGTGCATTTTTTCATTGCTTGTTTTGTTTTATGAGTATGTCCATTATGTTTATATTTTCCAAGTCTCTTATCTTTTTTAGTAGATTTACGTTTATTTTTTCTTTTTCCTCCTTTATAATTATTATTATTTTTTTGTATTGATTCAAGTATTTGTTTAAAAGTTTCATAATATTTTATTGAATCCTTTTTTTTTTGATTATTACTTAAATTTTCATTTACCAATAATTCATCAAGTAATTTAATTGTAAATTCACGTATTGGATCTATCGATTTTTTTGATTTACTTTTATTAACACCATTATTAATATAACTGGATGTTTTATTATTTATTAATTTTTTATAATTCTGAATTAGTTCCTTTATTACGCCTTCTCTTATTTTCATATTATTAATAAGATTTTTAGTTTTATTATATGGTATTTCCGACGGAGATCCCATTGAAGCAATGTTCATGTGGTATGTCGGAATCTCATTATTATTTTTATAGTTATTCATTATAATATATATATATATAAATAAAAAAATTATATATTTAAAGAAACAATAATGTATATATCATAGTTTTCTATGGGTTATAGTTTTCAATTACAAACCGTTCAGGTAAATGCTTTTAAAAGCTTAATTGAAGCACTTAAAGAAATTATTACAGAAACAAATGTAGAATTGAGTTCGAGAGGTCTTCGTATTATTGCGACTGACCCATCTGTAACAATTCTTGTACATTTATTTTTGGACGCAGAAAAGTTTGAAGAATATAAGTGTGAAGAGAAAATGATTATTGGTCTAAATATTATTAATTTGTTCAAGCTAACAAAAACTATGAATAATAGTGATTCTCTGACATTATATATAGACGAAGAAAAAACTACACAATTGGGAATTCGTGTAGAGAATGAAGAATTTAATAAAGTAACAGATTATAAATTAAATTTGATTGATATTGATGAAGATATGATTTCTGCACCGGATACAGAATTTGAAACTATGATTACTATACCTTCGAATGAATTTCAAAAAGTTTGTAGAGAAGCATATAATATAGCAGATGTTATTGAAATTAAAAGTATAGGAGAACAACTAATATTGTCTTGTAACGGAGAGTTTGCTTCCCAAGAAACAACTTATGCTCATACGGATAATGGTATTTCCTTTGAAAGAGGAGATAATGCGAAAGAAGGTTCTATTATTCAAGGATATTACTTGTTGCGCCATCTTACATTATTTTCTAAATGTGCTGGTTTATGTCAGAATATACGATTATTCTTGGCAAATGAAAATCCTCTTATTATTGAATATTCTGTGGGAAGTCTTGGAAATCTATTGTTGGCATTAGCACCACAAGTAGAAGAATAAAAATTATTTTTTTATTGAATATAAAAAGAAGATGAATAATATTTGTCTTCCTCTTTGTAATTTTCATAATACATATAGGATATCTTTGTCAATTTGTTTGTTTTATCTAATATGTCTAATACATAGTCTATCATATCATGATGTGTTAATAATCCTTTATACACCATACCTCTTCCAGCAGATGGTAATGATTTATGTTTTTTATAATATCTATATACAATATTATACAAAGCATTTTCTATATTTTTCTTATTATCCATTTTGTTATATTATTATTAATCATGTTTTTCTTTAAGTTTTTCCCAATGAGATTGATAAAATTCTCGAACACTAGATTTTGGAAAATGATTTGGGTATAATGTGTCTAAATCAGAATTGGTAATAGAAAAATCCTTTGACAAAAAATCTTTAGCACTTGTTTCTTGTATAGTGGTAGAAAAATGAATTAACATATCTTTTCTTTTTTCTGATTCTTTTTTATAATATTCTGGATCCCATGTCAAATACGACTCTGAATAATTCTTTAAATCTTCATTAATATTTTTTTCCAATTCTGTAACAAGTGTAATTATATATTTTTTACATATATTTACTTGTTCTTCTAATACTCGTTTTTCTACATAAGTAGGTGTTAGCTTGCTTCGAATAAGTTGTTGAAAAATAGTGGTATATAGTAAGTCAATTGTTTGATTACTGGTGTTATTCATTATATATGTATAGTATGTATAAAAAAAAAAGTTTATGTTCTACGCGATGATATCATAAAATATAGTATTAAAACAGACAAGAATACAAGTATAAACACAATTACAGTAGAAATAATAAAATAAGGGTACAGTTTATCCATAATATAACATATCATGGGATCTAGGAACCTTTCTTGAACTTTTTTCTTATTTTCTTCGTCATCCCAATCTTCCATAATTTCATCTAATATTTCTTTTACAATTTTCTTAATCATTCTTATCTACTATAAGAAATATTATATTTGCGTTTATCCGCTTCTTATTATTTCTTCACTAAACGTAATACACTATAATGGAAGAATATTATGATGTTCATTATTCAGATATACACTTAAAAAAAAAAGATGACACTACATTAGTATGTAATTACAAGAAAAAAAAGTATGTTTCATTTACATCCCCACCTCTTTTATGTAAATCTGTTCTACAAAGAGACAATAATGTAAGCCTTATTTTAGAGACAACAGATAATAATTGGAATTTTGAAAATACCCTTGGAAAAATTTCAAATCAATGTAAAAAATATATTATAAAAAATAGCAAAAAATGGTATAACATAGAATGTAAAAGAAAACTAGAAACTGACTATATCTCATTACTTGAATACTCTAGAGCAAAAACACACAATGAGAATAATATTGTTATTCCAATACATAAGAAATATTGTAAAACATTAACAAAAAATATGTTACGAGGATTCAAGAATAATACTATTATTTTACGATTCATATTTTATAAAATTATTCTCGTAGATGAAGAGTTTATTGAAAAATGGGTCGTGGATAATATTTCTTTATCTATTCCAGACTATGAAGATGAATTATCAGATGACTTTAATAAAGATATTGGAGAGGACATGTTTATAAGAAATGTTCAATATACAGATGATGAAGTTAGTGAAGTTAGTAAGGAAGCTAGTGAGGACATTGGAAACCATAAGGAAGTTAGTGAAAGTAAAGAAGTTTGTAAGGAAGTTAGTGAAGATATTGGAAACCATAAGGAAGTTAGTGAAAGTAAAGAAGTTTGTAAGGAAGTTAGTGAAGATATTGGAAACCATACGGAAGTTAGTGAAAGTAAAGAAGATGGGGTATATAAAGATATAAACAATATTGATATTGATAGATTCGATGATGGTAATAATGATGATATTGGTGATAATATTGGTGATGACGATGTCAATGCTAGTAATAATGTAAATGATGGTAGCAATGTTAATAATGATGATGATAATATAGAAAAGGATAGTGATGAGTGTAATGAGAAAAAAGAAAATGTAATAGAGAAAAAGAAAATAAAAAAAATGTTTCGATTTAGAAAACGCAGATAAGAAAATAAAATAAAAAAGATAAATTAATTATTATGTAATTTTTTTATATATACATATTATATTAACTAATATATATATATAATGGAATATAAAGGATGTTTACAAGTTTTAATTGTTGTGACAGTTTCTTTGTCACTTTTATATGTGGTTCAAACTTTCGCAAAAGGAAAAAGTCTTAGTTTAGGAAATATTCTTCCAGTACGTAAAAAGGAAGAATTTACTCCAAAATGCCTATCTTGTGAAGGAGAATGTACATGTAATATGAATGTTCATACTCCTATACAGACTAATGTTGTCCCTTCTTCGCAAGAAGTTCCTATGGAAACATCCTGTTTTCCAAAACAGCAATTACAACCATCTGACTTAATACCTTCTCGTGACGAGAATTGTGAATGGAACAAGTCTGTTCAAAACTTAGGAGATATGAACTTTTTAGAAGCTTCTCGTATAACTGGTATTGATACCGTGTCCTCTTCGTTACGAAATGCAAATATGCAATTACGTTCCGAACCAGCAAATCCCCAAATGAAAGTATCTCCTTGGATGAATACTACTATTAATCCTGATTTAGAACGAAAACCATTAGAAGGTTGTGAATAAGTTTATATATAGATGGTTGTCAATAAATTTATATAAGCTTTTCTACAAACAAAGAATAATATACCTTATATTTTGGATGTTTTCGTAAAGCTTTTGAAATCTTGTAAGATTCCTTGTGATCTATATTTTCTATAGATGAAAATAAATCTATATAAAATAATAGAACTTGTTTTTCACATTGTACTATATTTGATATGTTCCATTCTTTACTATATTCCTTCAATTCCTTATGTTTTTCAATATCTTCTTCTAACTTTGTAGGGTATTGTAAAAGTTCCTTTTTACAATAATCAGATAAAACTTGTAATACTTTGTATTCTGTTTCTATAGATAATGGCTTTATACATAGTAATATTTTTAGTAAATTTGTTTGTTTGCTTTTGTTAATTACGTCTACTATATACGCAAATTCTTTTTCACTACATAACAAATATCGTAAAAACCCAAGTAAGCAATACGTACTATGTGTAGAAGTACACTTTTCATCTTGTATAGAGACTTTTCTTGGAAAAAGTATTCTTGTAAATTGAAATCGAAAATGTTTCTCTACAGATACTTTTTTTTCAAGATTATTGTGTATCAAGTATGAGTAATTAGTATAAGAGTCATCTATTGTTGTATGGTTTTCTTGTAGTAATTTCATTTTCTGTTCCTTATACGAACAATCATATTCTGTAAGAATTTTTTCTGGGTGTAAAAACAAAACAGCTTGGGAATGTATATTATTCTCTTGTGTAAAGCCATAATTTACTAAATACCTTGAATTGCATTTCGGACCATATGTATCATATACCTCTATACCTTTCTTTTGAAAACTTGTAGACATAATCGTAAATGAATTTTTTTCTGGTTCAAATTTCCAATGCGTTGTAGGCTCTAATGTATGGTTTAACATATCTGCCATAGGAACAAGACCTTGTGTAGATACATTTTTTTGAAGTTGTATATGGAAAACTCTTGTAATAACAACAATTCTTGCCCATATATACATGTCTAGGGTAACATTATCTTGAAAAGAAGGTATATACTTGTATAATATATTGTATTCCTTCTGTAAATTACTATTTCTCGCTGTAATCATGTCTAACACAAACGAATTAGAAAGTGTAGATAATGTAGAAGAATCAAAATAATGAGGAAAACTCATAAAATGTGTTGGTAATATATCCAAATAAGGCTTCCAAAAAGAGTCTGGATTATTTTTTTCTTGTATAAGGTACAAAGCAATCCATGTATGATTACTAAATACATCAGTTGGTTTTCTATTTTGCAACAACTCTTTACATATTTTTGATTCTTTTGCAAGAAGAGTTGTGATAATACATTTTCTTGGAATACTCATAATACATTTATTTTTTTGTATATTTGTAGACGCAATTACTCCACGAAATGTATTAGAATAGTGTTTTATTTCTAGATCTGGAAATGTTGAACCATTTTTTTGTAACCAAGATACAAGCGTACTATATCTTTCTACACTTGTATCCTTGGTAGAGGAGCATATTTTACATTTGCGCTCTTCTTTTCTTTTTTTCAATTGGGATGAACTAAATTCTTTCTTATTTTTTTTTTCACCACAAGAACTACAAATCATTTGTAATATATTACAAAACACAGTATCTTTTATATAGTAAAAAAAAAATATATTATGTTGTATGCTATTTATAACAAAATACCATACAATATAAATATAAAAAAATAAATGGACGATACGGGGCTCGAACCCGTGACATCTGGCTCATAAGACCAGCGCTCTACCTTCTGAGCTAATCGTCCCATAAAAGAATTACAAACTCTTTTTATGGCACGATATAAAATCATACACTTAATTGCACCCTGTGGGGATCGAACCCACGCGGTCTTTCGACCAGTGGAACTTAAGTCCACCTCCTTAACCACTCGGACAAGGGTGCAATCATATTAGATATATCATTGCACCCCTATGTAAAAATATAAGATACTCAAATATATATGTTTTGTATCTTACAATATATACTGTATATATTCTTTATATATATCTGAATATATACAATATATAAAAATTGACGAATATATTGTATATACTATATAATTATATAACAAATTACAATCTGTTTTACAAGTGAAATTACAACTGAAAAAAGCGAGTATGTCAAGATTATTATATTCTAATTCTCTTACAAGTTCTACCAAAAAACCAACCGATGTGAAGTTTTTTAGCAACACAGCAAAAACCACTGAAAAAAAAGAAACAAATATTACTACAATTATAGATTTTCTGGAAAAAATAGATATGAAAGAGACTACAAAAGTATTTGGAATCCTTCCTGGAAAAATCAAAGAAGAAGAAATTGTATATGAATCACTAGAGGATATTGGTGAAGAAGAAATTTCTATAGAAAAACCTCATATAGAAAAACCTCATATAGAAAAAACTTCTTCTACTGTTGTCATATATAACGAAATGAAAAACCAGGAGGATATCCTTTTATATGAAGACGATGGTTCATCTGGGTCTGATACGGATATGTAAATATTATAATAGAATAAAAAATAATATATCAAATAATAGTATATAATAGTATATAATAGTATATACAATGGAAGATAGAAAAGAATTTTTATTATCTGGATGCTCTATTCCAGGTAGAAGTTGGGAGTCAGGGACAAATTGGGGGGCTTCATATAAAAATATGGATGGAGTCTATCAAGATACAACAGATAATTCCACTATACAACTTGGAAATTCAGAATATTCTTATAGAAAACTTGATCCAGAAATGAGAGAAGTTATTGAAATTGGAAAAGAAGAAATACGAGATAACCAGTATTCTTTTCGAAAAAGAATTATACCAGAAGTTTCGTTTCCTTCTTCAGAAACCATTTCTCGAAATTCTTGTTCTTCGCAAAAACCTGTAGTAATTAATATTTACCAGAATACAAATTCTGTATCCACAAATGGAAATAAAAAAGATTCTCTATTAGAAAATTATTACAAGAATATGTATAATACTCACGATGTATATACATCCGCACCTCCACCAACACAAAGTGATACAGGATTAATGCTTAATAGATACCAGGAAATCGTAGATACAAACCATATTCCTTTAACAGACACTAGACACGATACACAATGGAATCCTGATATAGACTATTCAGAATATTTGTATGGATTTTCTTCTATATAATAATAATAATAATAAAAATAATAAAATAGTATATTATTATAGCATATATATATACATAATAAATATGGTAAAAATGAAATATACCACCCCTTATAATCGTATTATTGTTTGTATAGGTATTTTATTAGCTATTATTATTTGGAGTTTATACCAATGCAAAAATCCAAATATTGTAATGGACCATGTAAAAGAATATTTTGATCCAGGAGAAGATATTCTTAGCTCGGATATACCTATTAAACTTGAATATAATAATAATAACAACTATATATCTGTTACATTTAATTACAAAAATCTTCCTATTGTAAAAAAAGTAACTGGACAAGAAAAAGCTACAAATTTTTATGTAGATTATATGGGAAAAGATAAAGATTTCTATAATGTACATACATATTGTATGTATATCAAACAACAAAATACACAAGAAAATACACAAGATGAACACAATTATACTAAAAAATATATTACATATAAATCTAATAATGAAGGAGAACGTAAAAATAAAGATATATATTTTGAGGATATGGGCGGAGGAAATAATCAGAGAATAGCTTTTGATAATAAAGATAATACAGAAAATACTACATATAAAATATGTTTTCTTAATAAAAATAAAAACACAATGATTCTAGATTATAATTCTAATACTAATGCATTAAAACTTGTCAAAGATAAGCATAATAGTAATCTTACAGTAGACTTTACATCACATTCTGAAACACCTACTGAATATATACAAAAAGCAATTGTATATAGAAATGACTTTCCAAATACAGCACATAATAATATTTCTACTTCTACTTCTACTAATAATGATTATATAACAGGTTCTGGATATGGAGATATTACAGATAATAATGAGTTAATACCCTATTTTAAAAATGTTTGGAAAACTCAAAGCGATACTCAAGGAGATACAAAATGGTATGGTAATCATGAAAGTCTATCTATTTCTTTTACTGAATTTGATGATGATAACAAAACATATACAATAGAATTTAGTACGGATTTAAAAGACGAAATTAGTAAAAAAGAAATTCCAATAAATAATAATACCCTAGAAGAAGCTAGAATAATTTCTAGTAACTTAATTATTGCTGATAATCAAATTTCAACATATAAAATATTTTTTCAAATTGTTCCTACACCTAGTAGTAATACAATAGACAATAGGTCTTCAGATGATAAAATATTACATCCTTTGTATTATTTACAAGTATGGGCTATTAAAAATGATGAGCCACTTACAAGAATAAACTTATTTTATAGAAAAATATATATTGGTGATTCTTCTGAACTTGAGGAGGATGAAAATGGTTATTTTATAAAAGTACATGAAAAAGATATAGGAAACGTACAAAATAATTTACCAGAAACTAAACCAGAACCACCACCACAACTACTTGGTTTAGTTGGAACTATGGAAAAAACTATAGGTAGTTTTTTTTAATTTATATATAAAAATCTAATAATTACTTTTTTATTGTATTATATTTTTTTACACTTATAATTCAATAAAAAGAAATAAAATCAATATATATATATATATTCGTACAATTTAACATTTAATACGAGTTGTTGTTCCAGGATAACAACCACACTTTGTATGTTCGCAGAATGGTCCATTCCTATGACCAACAACATGAACAGGACGAGGTCTTGGACGAGGTCTTGGAACAGGATACGGTTTTGGATAAGGTCTTGGAACAGGATACGGTTTTATAACAGGATACGGTTTTGGATATCTTTTAATAACAGGAACATACTTTGTTCTTGAAATAGTTCTTGTTTGAATTTCTGGTTTTCTCATTACTTCCACAACTACTAGAACCGTTATTCCAATAACTAGTATAGCAATAATAGAACTTAGAATATATGTATTTTTCATATAGTTTTATGTGTATATATATACAATATAAAAATAAATCTATTTTTGTAATATACTTACCATCTCTAATACTACCATCGCCAATGTCTTCCTTTACAATAAAAAGGATTTCTTTCTTGTGAGTTTGTTATATATTGTAAATAACAAAAATAACATGAACCAATATTATTTGTTTCAAAATATTCAGTGGGATATAAAACACCAATAATAACAATTTGTAACAATACAATAATATATAATACAATTTTATAATTCATAAATTATATTATACTACTATACAATATATATAATTATATAAATGGTAATTACAACATTAGCTGATCTTACAATTGATGTTTCTATATGGAGTGTTCGTAAAATATACAATATGGGACACTGGTTAGTATGGGGGACACAAAAAACAGAAACAGAAATCCTTATAGAAAATCAACAAAAAACAATTCACCTGTTACAAAAAAATATAGAAACTATGAATAAACGTTTAGAACATATAGAAGAAAAAAAATAGTATACATATACTATGAATATGGTTTTTGTATTTTTTCTATAATATCATCTATTTTTTGTATAGAAAGAGTGCAGGAATTTTTTGTAAATTTGTCTTCGTATGTATCACGAATATTTTCAATACCTGTTTTTGCTTTAGATAAAGCAATACAATATTTTTGTATTAATTTTTTTCTATCGTCGTTTTCTTCTTGTTGTTTCTTGTATTCTAGGGAACCTTTTTTCTTATTTTCCTCTTGGGTCATATAATCCATATCTAGCAGTTCTAATATTTTTGTTTCTGCTTTTTTAATAATTAGTAAAATTTTATTAGAACTTCTTTCTCGACTATCATAACTCCACCATCTCCGTAATCCTTGTAGAAACCACCTATCATCTACACTTATCAACTCTCCATTTTCTGTTAATTTTTCATTTTTTTGAACACCACCAAGAGCTTGTAAGCTAAATAATATTTTATCATCTTCTTCTAATATTTCCGATAATGTTCTTTCTCTTTTTTCTCTTTTTTCCTTATTTTCCTTATTTTCCTTATTTTTAATAGGTTCAATACTTTCTGTATTATTTTCACTGGAATGTATGGTATGTGTAGGAGATGTTATAGGTGTATTGTTAGGGGTAGTTGGAATAGGTTTATGGCTCATATTCATATGTGAAAATGTAGTGTTTTTGTCGCTAGTGTCTATGCTTTTACATACATTTTTTTTTTGTGTATTTGTATCTTTTTGAGTAGATTGAGTTGGTAAAGTAGATGATGGTGTTGATTTTGATGAAGTAGATTGAGTAGATTGAGTTGGTTGAGTAGATTGAGTTGGTTGAGTAGATTGAGTGGGTTGAGTGGGTTGAGTAGATTGAGTGGGTTGAGTGGGTTGAGTAGATTGAGTGGGTTGAATAGATGGATTTGTGAACATTTTATCTTTTCGCTTACCCATACTATATTATCTCTATATTATCTACATATAAAAATTGAACTTTTATAATACACACACACCTCTCTTTGTTTATATATTGTATAAAAAAAAATGAGCATAAGAGTATTTGAAGACACATTTTTGAATTCCTTATTACATTCTTTACAGAATGGTCTAATGAGTGGTGATCTAGAAAAAGTAAAAAAGATACACATTTCGTGTAAAGAAAAAGAAATATCTTTCTCGTATCTTGATACCTATATGGTATATCATTTCTTAAATGGGTTTACTATATTAGGGTACGCACTATCTGGTAACAATATAGAATTAGTTCAATATTTAGTGGAAAATACAAGTATTGATATAAATCAAAAAAACAGATTTACTTCTACTATTATGCATCAGATTGGATTTGGGTGTAAAGATTCTATGGATATTTGCAAGTATCTGATACAACAAAAAAATATAGATATAAATATATATAACCAACATGACGACTTACCAATTTATATAGCATCGTTCTATGGTATGAAAGAATATATCCAGTTACTTATTTGTCATAATTCTATATTCGATATAGAAAAATGTATATACCAAGCATCATTTTGTCATCATCGTGAGCTTATTACATGGTTTGAAGAAAGAAGAAATTGGAAAATACTTCAATTTCAATGCGAGTATGGTTTCTGTGTATGGTCTCCAGAAAATCATATATACTGGACACCGCAATACAAAAAAATGGTTTTTACAATATTGAATATTGTGAGTACAAAATATACACATTTCGAAAAAGAATTGTTATATAACATTTTTGAGTATATTCCTTGGTTCTAGAAAAATTGAATAATTATAGTAATAGGTATATAGTTATAAAAAACTAAGTATTATTACTCTTTTGTCCTGATTACTCTTTTGTCCTGATTACTATGTGTTATACAGACAATGAGTGTGTGTGTGGATATTTTCAAGACAAGGAAGAAGAATTACATGTGCAAGATTCTCTTTTTATTATATGTGTAGAAACTATATGTCAATATACTCCTTTTATATATATATGGCATGTGTAGAATTATATGTAGTATAAAAAAAAAATAGTATATTATATAATGAAATCTCAAACTATATTGATACCTTTTACAATTCTTATTATATCTTGTGTGCTATTTTCCTATGTAAAAGAGTCTTTTGTTCCTTATACAATATTTCCTTTTAACTATATATATACAGGTAGTGACCCATTAGAATTTTACAATAAACCTAGATATAGAAAACCATATCGTTGGCCTTTTCGATATATATCTTCTTATCCGAATACACATTGTTCACCTTTACTATAAAAATTGAATAATTGTAATACTCTTTTTTTACAACCACTTATAAAAAAATAACAATGAAGACATTTATTATCGATAATGTAACTCACTATGAAGTAGAAAAAATATTAAAAAAAAAGAAGTATAAGGGATGTGTTAAGTATCTAGTTCAATGGAAAGATTATGATAAACCTACTTGGGAACCTCTAGAATCTTTGCTGAATTGTCCAAAAATACTAGAAGAATTTTCAAATTCTATAAAAAGAAAATTTGAAAATACTACTATTATTAGTACTGTAAGAGAAAAAAGAACAAGTATTCCTGATACTATAAAGAAAGAAATTGTAAATAGAGATAATGCACAATGTCAATTATGTTTAGAAAAAAAGAATCATTTTGAGTATGACCATGTAATACCTTTGTATCACAATGGGACAAATTCTAAAGATAATATTCAATTGTTATGCCACGAGTGTCATAAATTTAAATCTTCTTTTTTAGATAATCATATTATTTCTAAAATAATCCAATCATCCCTTGATACTACCAAACTAACAAGAAATGAAATTATGAAAGAATGTATGACAATATATTATACTCGTAATATACATAATATTCCCAAAAAAATAGAAGACATTCTTTCATTTATAGCAAAAACATACCCTTTGTATGAAACCATTAAAAAGTTTTCTTAAGATTTTCGTTTCTTGGGATTTCTATCTTCAAGTGTAATCTTATGTTTTCTATGATTTCTTCGTAGTTGCCGAGGGTCTTTTGTATAAATGTACATTCGTAAAAATAATAGCAAATAGTATAATACTTTACAATCCATCAAATTGTATTCTTGTAAATATTGAAATCTTGGAACATCGTGTATAGGACACCCTGTGGTATTAGATTCTCTATAACAAGTTGTGGCCGCAAACACACTCCCTTCGCCATTTTGAACCATATCACCTCCTTTTTTGGTATCATCCCATACTTCTGGTATAAAACCATTTTTATGCAATCCTTTCGCTATATCTTTTACAGAATAGCTCCATACATTACGAATTACAACTTCTCCTTCCACATACATTTCCATTAAGTCTCGTAATTCATATTTTCCAGAAGAAAACGAATCTTTCATATAATGTAAAGAATGTCTAGAGAATGCTTTATCTAAAAATCGTTCCTCTGCTTTACTCCAATGATATAGTATAACTTTTTCTTTTTTATATTTTCTTCTTATACTTTTTACATTTTTCCACCATTCTTGAATCATCTTTTTTTCAGAATATAGAGATATATTTTCTGCTATAAAAGAGTTCTTCACAAATTCTTGTGTTTCTGGATTCTTCCAGTACATACCAATTAAGTAAATAGTTTCTTTTTGTTTTTCTACGAATATTCCACTTGGTAGAACTTCAAAATCAATAAATACTTCTAGTGCTTTATCTGTATCTATATACGGCTCGCTAAGTTCTCCAAAATCAACACTATGATATATTTTGTGATTTGTCCTATGTAATTGAATCATAGAAGACATTATATTTTTCCTTTTAGAATATAATTGTTCGCTTGATGTATACATAGATTGTATAAATGTAGATATAGGAATATCCGATTTCCAGGAAAATATGTTTTTACTATGTGCTTTTCTTCTTTGCTGTATCCCACAATACCATAGCAATGTTATTTCACCCCATCTTTCTGCTAATTCTTTTTTTACATTTCTCCATACATTGTCATACTTATTACACATATTCGGCATCATTTTTTTATTTGTTGGAACAGTTGTTTTATCAATACAGGATAACCATTCAGTCCCTTCGTTTCGAATAGTATGAACCCACTCTATGCCTTTATGGATAGTGTCAGTGAATGTTTTTTTACAAATTATTCCTGATGTATTTCCTAATAACAATATATTTGTTTCTTTTGAACATATGGAACCTGTGATTGTAGCGTATTTACTATATATTTTGTGTAATATTTTATCCCATTTACTCAGTTTACTGTTATACGGATATGTATTTTTTAATGTTGTGCAACACACAACATATCCATCTACAGAAGATATAGTGTCTAAATCTTGAATTATAATATTATATTCCTTACAAAATTCTTTCAATACTTTATTATGAATAATACAATCTGCTATTCCATATGATTTCTTTGTATAATCTAATAACACCGGTCTAATAATAATATCATATTTTTGTTCAATCGCCTCTTTTGTTTTATTATATTGATAAATAGACAAACTCTCACAATTTTTATTGTCCAGACTACTAATATATGTATAAGTAAAATTGTTTTTTTCAGAAAAATCTTGTAGTTTTTTAATTAATGAGAATGTTATATTCGTTTTTTGGTTATTTTTTTTATTATACATCGGAGGATTTCTTTCTATACATTTTTGAATAGAATCTGTATATTTATAATAATCTAGCCAATCAAGCAAAGGGTCTTCTAGCAAATATCCATAAAAAGAATGTAGAGACACCCATTTTACAGGATTTGGGTATGGGTTTTGTAAATTTGAATAGTCTTTTCCTTTTTGAACAAGTTCATAAAATTTTTTTATTCTAGGAAAGGCAATAGTATTAAACCAATTAGTATCTCTTTCTATAGTAGATAGCTTGGAAGCACATAAATTATCTTCATTATATCTACATTGATAAATATGACAAAATGATAAATTACAAACTTCCATTTGTATTTGAACTTGAATCCAAATATATATAGGTAATTTTGTTCCTTTGTTTTCAAAATTTCTTTTATATGGACACTTTATTTCTAATAACCAATATGTGTTTTTATTATCCATACTTTGAACAAGGCCATCTGGACTTGCCCCTAGCCATGTATATGTTGGATGTGTAATAAGACCAATTGTATGGACTTTCTTATTACCTTGTATAATAGGTAATTTTTTGTATTCTTCTAAAGCATATGGTTCATATTTTTCACCCCATTCTGTAGCTCTTGTTTTTGTATAAGAAGAACTGAATGGTTGTATTTTTTTTTGTAAAAGTTCATACGCTGATACAAATGGATGAACTTCTAAAATAGAAGCAACATCTGAAGCTGTAATCATAGTATGTCTTTTTTGGAACCATTCTAATGACTTTTGTGGAACAGATTTCCAAATATGTGAAATAGACATCTCTCAACAAGTATACTTATATATGTATAATGGTTTATATCATTTATTATTACATAAGCCGTTTTATAGTAGAGTTTGGTGGAGTTATATAAGGCTTTGTATTTTTTTCTAACAAATATATTTCATTACAAGTATTTGTATAAGATTTTTTATAGAATAATACACAATATAGGTCACTTGTAAATAAGTTTGTAAAATATGTTTCTGATATTGTTTTTTGTAATATAATTGTTTTAATAGAAAACATGTGAGAGAACATAATAATATCAAAAATACTTGTATTATACACAGGAAACCCTGTCTTAATTTTTTCAATCAAATTATCTGGAGAACTTATAGAATCATTATGTATATGATTATACATATCTGATACATCTATAATAGTAGAAAGAGTTTCCGAGGATATTTTTGGTTCTATAGATTGTAAAATTGTATGTATTGTTCCTTTATCTAACTGTAAAATATAAGAACAATATACATCTATAATATTTTCCTGTGAAATATTTTCTAGATTTTCTATATTTGTTCTATGTTTTCTATTAAATAATACAATAGATATAGAATAAAATATATAATATATACTCTTACACGTATCCTGTGTTACTATGTATCTATAATTAGGCTTAGTTATAGAAATCCAATGCTTACTTAGCTTTGATACGGGAACAATTACAGTTTTTTTTTCAAATCCTTTTCTTTTTTGTATATATTTTTTCTTATCTATACCTTCATATGTTGGTTGTAAAAACTGTATATTTATATTGTATGTTGAATTACTATCTTTAACCAATGAGTAAAGATCCTTGTCTATTTTATTTGTAGATAATAGTATTTCATTTTCTATTTTTTTAGAAAAGGCTGTTTTATCATCAATCGTTGATACAGTTCCTTCTATAATATCATTTCTTTGTATTGGATATCGAATAATCATATCGGTTACTCTATCTATAAAATTATTTGGAAGTAGTAATAATTTACAGGATGAAGATGTACAAGAACAATGATAATTGTTATCTTTTTGTTTTTTTTCAAAACAAGGTTTTCGTAATAATAAAGGTTTATACTGTATTGAACCATTCATAATATTTTTTATCGAACTATCTGTTTCTTTTATAAGTCTAGTTATTTTTTTAGTGATTAATACAATAATATTTCTACACACATCATAGTCTTTTTTTTGTATTTCTACTTTATCTACAATATCTATTATTTTTTTTTTGTATTGTTGACCTTCTTTTGTTTGTAAAAACTTGCTTACTTCTAATACATATCTATAAAGAGATTCATTTTTGTAGTTAAATATATTAACTATTTGTATTCGTTTCTTACTTCGTGTATCAGAAATATCTGTATCCGGTACATATACCATTCCGGATTCTTGTAATTTTGTCTTTACTTTACTAATATTAATAGGTAAAACAGGGATAATTCGTTTTGTTTGTATTACAATTCCTACAATATTTTTATTTTTAGAAACATAATACAAAGGTTTTATAGGAGCATTTGTCCTTTTATACACTTCTTCTAGTAGAGATACTGTTTTTTTAAATGGTAAAATAGGAACATTTTCATTATATTCCATATATGGGTATTCTAATAATATTGTACTTGGTTCGATTGGGATATACAACTGATTAGAAAGAATTATTGCTGTAACTTTACTATATGCATCTACAACCTGTACTTCAATAGAATAGTGTTTTTCTAGTATTTCTTTATATTCCATGATTGTTACATTTTCTTTTTTTTCCATGTTTCCTGTAATTTTTTCCCAATCAATTTCATGATATGAGGAACATTTCTTTTTTGTATTCTCTAATATATTCTGTATTTCTGGTAATATACTTGAATGTAAAACAATTTCTTCTATTTTGTTATCTATATTTTGTAGCTTGTAAATAGGTTGATATATATTATTTATATACAAACATAAAAATGTTGGTTTTTGGAATGAATACATATTTTCCAATAATACACCTTTTGGGCATAAAATAGAATTTTGTGTAAATATAATAATATTAAAACCCTCTTTCGAAAATATCCCAGGTCTAGATATAATATCCATTAAGAATGTTTCCACATATTTCTTTTTTTCCAAGAATTCAATATATGATTCTATTGTAGAAAACATTCTTTTTACTAATCCTCCTGACAAAGACATAAATAGCTGTTTGTGTATTTTTTTTTGAATATCTTCTATAATCATAGAATATGTGTATTTCTTTCTTTGTATTCCAGAAATTACATCTATTATCAAATTGATAAATGAATCCTCTTCATGTTCCTTTGTTCCTTTACGAACATAACAGTCGAAACCTACTTTTATTGTTCCAGAATCACAGTTCTTTTGACCCATAAACCTTTCTACATATACAGGTAATATAGCATATCTATCTTCATTAATTTTTATTTTGTCACTTCTGCTAATATATTTCTCATTTACATTTTCTTCATTATTCTCTGCATCTTTTATAGACAAACATCTTTTATAATATGGAGATTCCCTTTTATCTCTTGAAAAACAACAGGGTAGGCACATTCCATTGGGATGTTTGCTTTTTTCAAGAAATCCAGGATACTTGTACTTTTTTCCATTATCATTAATTAGCACATTATGATTTCCATAAGGGCACTTTGCAAACGTACATTTTTTTTTCTGAATATCTTTTAGCTTATCCATAGGTATAGGTTTTTCACAAGTAGGACACCAAGCTTCTGGGCACATATAATAATATTGTTTATCTGGACTAGAACCATATTTATAAGAATATGTAATTGCTCCTTTTTCAACTTCTTTATCAGGATTATATGTTACAACAACCGGTCTTTTTCTTCTTTCACATTGTCTTGGATACACAAGAGTATCGGACGTTTGAGAAAATTTGAATAACTTTGGATCAAATGTTACTAGTCTTTTTAGATGAAAGTTCGGATAATCACACACATCTTTACACACACCTTTTTCTATTATCTTATTTTCTTCCCTGGGACATTGTAATTTAGTTTTCGGATCTAAATGAGTTTCGTCGCTTAAATCAATATTTTTTGAAGATGTAAATAGAGAATCCTTGCTCTTATCTAAAGAATCTAATATATTGTTTTTATTAGCATTATTAATGTAATTTTCTTGATTATTCCTTTTCTGTATCTCACCAAATCCAAAATGAATATCAAATGACTCATCAAATATTTGTTTTTTTTGTATTTTGTTTCCTGAAAATAAATATATATGAATTATCTTTTGTAAAAATTGATAACAATTTTGTAATATAAATAATGATTTCAAGTTATCATATTTTATTTTATATGTATTTTTATTATTATTTTTTTCATCTGTTATAGTTACTGATACTCCAGAATTTTTAATAATTTGACTTGCAGATGTCCTATTTTCTTGTAATATCGACCATTCGTTGTATATTTCTTTTGATTTTATAATAGATTTTCCAAATTCTCTTCCAATCCCTTTTATAATTTCTTCTGAACTTTTCTCAGAACTCTCTTTTTCAATATATTTATATATATCTACAATATTATAAGAATTGCTAACTCTTTCATAATAAAAAGTAATACTATTAGATGTTTTTTTATCCAATGAAGTGTTTACAAAAGGTGTATAAAAAGAAAGAAATTCTATAAATTTTTTCATATCTATATTCTTTTCTACTGTAAAATAGGAAACAATCGAAAAAAATTGTATCTTAGTACTTTTAGATAATACAAATTCATTATCTATTTGTAAAGATGGGACAGTAAAAGAATCTCTTCCTAATGATTGTAAATATGTATTTATTTTTGTAACAATATTTGTAATAATAGAAAAATGTCCTTCAATCTCTCTGGTGTCTGACATGATACTCTCGTCATACTTAATATATACTTCCAATTGACCATTTTTATTAATTTTTAATGTACAATATTTGTATATATTATTTTTAGAGTAATATAGTAGTTTTACTATTATTGTTCCGGAACTACCTTTTTTACTTTTTTTGTCTTTTTCCGGATTTTTATAGGTCCAACTATATAGTTGTTTCTTTGAAATTTTTGTATTAACACTCTTTTCATAAATACTTATATATGGTTTCTTGTCTCCATAACTAGTGTAATATATATAAGGAATCTTTTCTGATAATAATGTTCGTAAAAAATTATATATATTTTGTAAATAATAACTATATTCTTCTTTTGGTCTAGAGAATAATACAAGGTTGTTAATAATACAATCGCTAAAATCAATCGTAGATTCATTTGTACTGCGAACTTTATGTATAATATCTCTTTTTTGTTCTATTGCCTCTTTTGTTTTATTATACACATCTTGTATTATATTAGGAGTAAAACCAATTTTGTCATAAAATGGCCAATATTTCTTAATATATCCAAACATATACCTTTGTTTTTCTACTTCTTGTTTGTTTTCTATTATTGGGTATTTCTCAATCCATTCCAATTCATCTTGCAAATTGTATACGTATATATGAGGATCATATTTTACATGTATAATATCATATAACAACATAACGTTTTTGTCATTATCAATTATATCACCTATAAATTCATTTGATTCATTCACGTATTCCCTGTCTACACTAGGAGTTATAGTAATAGGAGATTCTATAAATTCCGTATCAAGAACAATAACTTTTTCTTTATTACGTATCCATAATTGTTGGTAGTTTGGAATAATATTTTTTTCATATACAAAAATCTTTTTCTTTATAGAAAACAGCGTTTCATCTAACCAAATTCTGTCTTGTATAAAAATAATATTCTCTTTCTTTTTTACAATATCTTTTATTGTATTTGTAATATAATTTCCAATTATAGAAGAAATAGGTTTCAAAGATACATTCAAATGGTTCTGAATATCTTCTATTAATGTATTGTATTTTTGATATATTTCTTTTCCTATAAAAATATAATGGCTTGGTACAGTATCCCTATATACTCGCGATACTATAAAAAATGGAAAATCTACTTTCTTATTACAAAAAGACATTATCCAATATGTATATGTATTATATATATTTTTCTATTTTTACTAGTTTCTTTCTTTTTGATTTAGAATATTTCCAATCTATATCTTCTACAAATACAGGATTTATATATTCTCTTTGTGATACTATAGTATCATCATTATGTACTTTATGTAATGTAGAAGGTAGTTGTATAACAAACTCTACAAACAACAACCCTCTTTTTAAAAGTCCATTATTTTCTGTATTGGGTATATAGAATCCTTTATTCTGTATAATAAATCCTTTGTATTTTGTATCTTGAATATTTTGTACAAAATCCTTTTTCCATAGTATATGTTCTTTACTTGTATCTGGTAACACAATTTCCATAATATGTGTAGTATATAATTTTTCTACATCGATTGGATAATGTATATGCATATCCCATTTGTTTTTTCTTGTGTAATACTCTGTATTTTTTTCTTCTATTTCAACATATATACATTGATTAGTATATGTAGTAAAGTGAATATGACTATAATACAAAGGTAATCGTATATTGTATGTACCAATAGTACATCTTTTCTCATAATATTTCCATATATCTTGTATAGAAACACGTATTGTATAAGAAGACTTTTTTTTATTTTCTTTCTCTTTCTTTTCACATCTTTCTTGTATATTTGGACTTTTTGGAATATTTGCAGAATTTGGAATATTTGCAGAATTTGGAATATTTGCAGAATTTGGAATATTTGAAAAAATAGATAAATTTTCTAGTATATCGAATAATTCACTTGCTTCTGTTTGTAAATCATGTTCTGTAGATGTAAAAAAAAAAGATTGGGATAAAATAGGAATTTCTTTATAGTCATCTTTATGAAGCATAGTTTCATAAGCATTTGTTAATTTCGCAAATGTTTCACTATCTCCTCCTTTATCTGGATGATTTAATAAAGCTTTTTTTTTATATGCTTTTTTTATTTCTTGTACAGAAGAATTTGTAGAAATATTTAATATCATAGAAGCTTCTTCTACTTTTTTCCAAGACATTGTATGTTTTCTCTTTTTTTTTTTGTATATATTATGTATTGTATAATTCACATAATTTATACAAGTATGCTTCTGCATGTATAAGAACATCCATATCAGAATATTTTTGAAGTACATGGTTCCATTTTGTTGCTATTTCCAACAATCCTTCTACATAATGTTTGTTATACAAAATATAAAATAAAGAGTTGCTCAGTAATTCTTTACAATTGTAATTATACTTTTCATACAAAATGTATAAGGATTTTCGTATTTCTGGAACATTTCCTTTTACAACATATTTACATATTTCTTGTATAATCTCATCTTTTTTAGGTGTATAGATTTTTTTTATAGTATTATTAGAATTATTAGAATTATTAGAATTATTAGAATTATTCGAATTATTCGAATTATAAATAGTTCCTTCTACTACTAAAAACATTTTTGATAAATCAATATACCCGGTTGTTCCTTTTCTAGACATTTCTACTATTTTTGTCATTGTAGAAGGTGTAATTTTTATATTTCTTATAGAACATATTTTTTCAATAATATTTTTTGTTTCTTCTATATTTGGACTTGGAATACATAAAGAAAGTAGCCTGCTTCGTAAAGGTTTTTGAATAGAAAGTAATGAATTTGTAGTACATAAGAATCTTGTAGTCGTACATTCCATATATTTTCGCAAAGCTTTTTGTGTATATATATCCAATAATTCTATATTTCGTAATATAACATACTTATGTATCTTGTATGGAATATTGGTATTTTTTGTATACCAATCTAAAAAAGGTATTAATGCTTTTTGTATATGTGGTTGACAGCTATCTATTTCTATATGAACAGGACTTGTTATTACAGAAATAACTTTCTGTTTATTTTTGCTTGTAGGAAGTTGTGTAAAAGAATATGTTTCAATATCAATTGCTTTCATTCGTAATATAGTTATATCACATAATGAATGTACAAAATGTTTTAACATAATATAGATTTTTGTATATTTTCCAGAACCACTAGAACCATACAAAATCATATTCGGCAATCCTTCTTGTAAAGAATTTTTAGATAATGTTTGTAATATATGTAATGTTCTTGATTCTATACAATCTGTAAATACAATAGGAGCATATTGTAGACTATATGGGATATAGTTTTCCATATTTTTATTCTATTAATAGTATATATTTGTATATCTCTTTATGATACAATACAAGTTTCATAATTTTGAAATTATTGAAAAGAAAAAAAGAACTATTTTAGAAGAATTATTTGATTATATACAAGTTCTTGTAGAAACGGAAACAAAATGTAAAAAAACAATTGATATGTTAGAAACATGTAAAACTAGAAAAGAAACTAGAGAACATAAGAAAGATACAGAAAAACCCAATACACAACAACAACAACAACAACAACAACAACAACAACAACAACAACAACAACAACAACAACAACAACAAGAAGAAGAAGAAAATACAAAAACTGAAAAGGATGAAATCACTATACAAGAAAGTGATTTTATACAAGGTACACCAAAACAACATTATACAAAAAAAGATACAAAACATCATACAAAAAAAGATAAAGAAGATGATAAAGAGAATGTTTCCACACATAGTTTTAATCCAGATGACGACTTTTCAAAAAAAACAGAAAAACAAGTAGATGAAGAAATAGAATTAGATATTAGTAAAAAGATTTATAAAAAATTATCATTGTATGTTCATCCAGATAAAGGAAATACAACAAATCATTTTATTATTGCGAAAGAGTCTATAGATTCACATAATATTATTACTTTATTATACTTATTTGGAATTAATCAAATTGATTGTTCAAGAATAAAACTATCAGATAGTGAAATAGATTTCTTAGAACATAAAAAAAAAGAAATACAAGAAAAAATAAATATGTTACAAAAAACATTTTTCTATAATTGGAACCATTTACCAAAAAAAGAAAAAGACAAAATTATTGAAACATATAAAAAGTTATAATAATATTTGTATAGTATGAAAAAAGTAGGAATAAGTATAAATTTTTCTAATGATACAACAGAAAAACATGGGTTATTTTGTAATGGACTTCAACAAAATATATTTTTTTTGTATAACTTATACAAAAATATAGGGTATGATGTATATTTTGTATCCAATACAATATTTCCAAATTCTTCGTATCAATATCTAGATATATATAATATAAAAGAACTAGAAATACTTGATGTGTATATAGAAGTTGGTGTAAATATGCCAAAAAAAGATTTATTGTATATGAAAGAAAAAGGGGTATATTGTATCTATCTTGCTTTAGGAAACTTGTATATATATCACACAAAAAATATGTTATATAATAAAGAAGAATTTAGACTAGATACAAAACATATTTTTGATAAAGTTTGGATATTAGGAGATTATAAATTTTCTATAGATTATTATACATATATTCATAAAAATGAAAATATTCAAGTATCACCTTTTATTTGGGAACCTACCTTTTTAGAAACATATACAGGAACTTTTGACAAAAAGAATATCAATATTGGAATATTTGAATCTAATTTAACTCTTGAAAAATCTTCATTTGTTCCTATGATGATTTGTGACAGAGCAAAAAAGTATTGTAAGAGTGTATATGTTTTTGGATCCAAAAAATATATAGGAAATAGACTTTTTCAAGAATTTGCAAAATGTTCTTCCTTAGTAAAAGAAAATAAAATATCTTTTGAAGGACGACATAAGTTTGTACCTATGATGAATACAAAATGTAATGTGATAGTAAGTTTTAATAAAAATTGTGGATTAAATTATTTATTATTAGAATGCTTATATCTAGGTATTCCTTTGATACATAATAGTCCTTTTTTTAAAGACTATGGATTCTATTATGAAGGGTATGATATTACAAGTGCTTCTAATCATATTATACATTTATACAATAATGGTTTTGATAAAGAAGCATATATAGAAAAAAATAAAACTATTTTGCACAAAAATTCTTTATATAATTCAAAAAATATGGAATTTTATAAAAAAGAACTTTGTTCTAAAAAAATACAAACATATACAAAAAAAATAGGTCTTAGTATTACACTAGATAATGACAATCCTAATTCATTATATAGTAATGGTATTAACCAAAATATATTATTCCTATATCACTTATATGAAAAACAAGGATATCAACCTTATTTAATTTCTAATTATCAAAAAAAGACAATTTCCTATTATACAAAAACATATAATATTCTTTCCTCTAGTTCCTTACAATCTCTTTACCTATTAGATACTATTATACAAATAGGTCATACTATACCAACAGAGTATATAAAAGAATGTAAAAAACAAAATATACTATGTATTAAATTATTTTTAGGAAATGCATATATTATGAATACAAAATATATGTTATACTATAAAGACTCTACATTTTCTCTACAAGACAAAGAAGTATTTGATAAAATTTGGATATTAGGAGATTATGAATTTTCTATAGATTATTACAAATATATATGTAATAATAAAAATGTCAAAGTATCACCATTTATTTGGGAACCTACTTTTTTAGAAACATACACGGGAACTTTTAATAAAAAGAATATTAATATTGGAATATTTGAATCCAATTTTGCATTAGAAAAATCTTCTTTTGTTCCTATTATGATTTGTGATAGAGCAAAAAAGTATTGTAATCACGTTCATGTATTCTGTTCCAATAATCTTACAAAAAATACACTTTTTCAAAAATTCGCAAAATGTTCCTCTTTGGTAAAAGAAAATAAAATATCTTTTGAAGGACGACATAAGTTTGTACCTATGATGAATACAAAGTGTAATGTTGTAGTAAGTTTTAATCAAAACTGGGGATTAAATTATGTATTATTAGAATGTTTATATCTAGGAATTCCTTTGATACACAATAGTCCTTTTTTTAAAGAGTATGGGTACTATTATGAAGGGTATGATATTACAAGTGCTTCTAATCATATTATACATTTATACAATAATGGTTTTGATAAAGAAGCATATTTGGAAAAAAATAAAACTATTTTGCACAAATATTCTTTACATAATACAAAAAATATGGATTTTTTTGTAAAAAATAGTTCAGTTTTATAAATTTCTATATAAAAGATTGTATATAAAAATATATATAAAAATGATAAAAGTTGGTATTACAATACATAATCGTGATAATGTTTCAGAAGAAACAGGGATATTTAATAATGGAATAAATCAAAATATACTATTTTTATATACATTATTAGAAAAACAAGGATATGATACATATTTTGTATCTAGTAAGATTCTAGAAAATTCCAAATATCAATATATAAATATTTATACACAAACTGAACTAAATTCTCTAGATTATTTCATTTGTGCTGGATTGTCTGCATCAAGTAAAATGATTACAGAAATGAAAAAAAATAATGTTGAGACAATTAAATTACATTTAGGAAATGCTTGTTTTTCTCATATAGATCATATTATTCATAATACAAAACAAACATTTGATATTGAAACTTGTAAATTATATGATAAAGTTTGGATTTCACCACATTTTGCATATTCGATAGATTATTATAAATATATTCATCAAACAGAACATGTAGAAATATCTCCTTATATTTGGGAACCTACCTTTTTACAAGAATTTACAGGAACTTTTGACAGAAACAATATTAGTATTGGTATTTTTGAGTCAAATATTAATTTAAATAAATCTTCTTTTATTCCAATGATTATTGCGGATAAGGCAGAATCTTATATAAATACAGTATATGTTTTTAATACAGATACTATAAAAGATAATAAACTTTTTACAGATTTTGCAAAAAAATCTACTCTTGTTCAAAATAAAAAAATGACTTTTGAATCACGATATCCATTTGTAAGAATGATGAATACATATTGTAATGTAGTAATCAGTTTTCAAGAAGATTGTGAATTAAATTATTTATATTTTGAATGTTTATATCTAGGTATTCCATTGATTCATAATAGTTCTTTTTTAAAAGAGTATGGGTACTATTATGAAAAATATGATACAGAAACAGCATCTAAACATATTAAAAATTTACAAGAGAATGGGTTTGATAGAAAAAAGTATATGGAAAAAAATAAGGATATAGTATACAAATATTCTTCAAAAAATCCAGAAAATATAGCATTTTTCAAAAAACATCTTACATACAAAAATATAGAACATATAAATATTCCAAAGGTTATTTCTTATATGGAAAATAAATCAGAAAAGTCTATTATTATATCGTTAACAACTTTACCATCAAGACTTACATTATTAGAAAAATGTATTGAATCATTACTTTCTCAACAATATTCTAATTATGAAATCCATATAAATGTTCCGCTGTATCATAAAAAAGAAGGTAAATACAAACACCAATTACATTCTATAAACGAAAAAGTAAAGTTCTTTTATGTAGATGATATTGGAAGTATTACAAGATTATATTATACACTACATAGAATAACAAATCCAAATCAATATATAGTTGTTGTAGATGATGATTGTGTATATGATCCTACAATGTTACAAGTATATAACAAATATATACAAGAAAATCCAGAATATGCTTTTGGATTTTCTGGAATCCTTCAAAAAGATTGTTCATATGTTGGTCCGGTGGATAAAAATACAAAAGTGGATTTTTTGGAACATTATCAATCTGCTTGTTATAAAAGAAGTTTTTTTGAAAAAGATTTTTTCACAAAAATACTACAAGATTCTGTAGATTGGTGTCCTAAAGAAGTTATACATGAGGACGAGATTGTTATAAGTTCATATTTAGAATCTAAGAATATTGAAAAATATATTGTTTCATCAAGAAATACAAACAAAGAACCTCTTCAATTACTATTTCCTGTATTACGAATCCAAAAACATAAAGATGTAATGGAAAGAAATATACACGGAGATAAGATAACTTCTATTCAAAAAGTACCTGTTAACTTACAAAAAAATTAGAAAATATAAAGATACCAAAAATTATTTTTCAAACATGGAAAACTAAAGAACTTCCGATTAAATCTTAAAATATTTGTTAGAACCAGGACATATATTTATACCTAAAATATTTACTATATATATTTTTTTATTATTTATTAAATTTGTAACTTTACCCCATTTCCATTCAACACATTCATTTTCATTAGGTTTTTCAATCTGTTTTACATACAAACAAGACATTCCTATTAATCCTGTAACACAATCATTCATTTTATAATTTACATGTTTTACACCTTTGAACATTTAAAATGCAGACCATAAAATTATATATTTATTTTTATCACAAATAATCATTATATATATTTAATATATCATTTTATAATATAGTATGATATATATAATAGTTACAACATCAATAAATAATAAAACAGGTGTACAAAATAAGATTCACAGACAACTCAGATATATTGAATGCATAAACAATCTAATACAGCTAATTAATAATGATTCAAAGATTAAACCAATTATAGTTGAAAATAATGGAGTACGACAAACATATTTAGATAATTTAAAATGTGATATTTTTTATACAAATAATAATATGATTAATTATAAGCATAAAGGAGGAAATGAATTATTAGATATAAAAGAAGTAATAAATCAGTATAACATTAAAGATGAAGATATTATCATAAAACTAACTGGACGATATAAATTATTAAATTTAAATTTCATAAATTTTGTTAAAAAGAATATTAACGATTATGATGCTTTTGTTAAATTTTTTAATGTTTGTACGCTAAAATATATGTTTGATGATTGTGTATTAGGATTATTTGCTATTAAATGTAAATATTTAAAAGAATTTAAATATAATTTTTTAAAAAGTCCTGAATGTGAATTTGCGGACTATATAAGAAAAAATGTAAATAAAAATAAATTAAAAGAAGTTCACCAATTAGATTTAGAATGTTGTTTTGCTGATGATTTAAGAAAATTAGTTGTATAAAGTCAGTATTTTAAATGTTCAAAGGTGTAAAAAGACCCTAACATCTTTTACTCTTGAAAATAATGTATCAATATAATTTTATTTAGTGAAAAATTATAAGTTTCATCGCATATACCAATGATATGATATATAATCATAATTATTATTTGTTTCTAGTGTATTTGTGTTTTTCCAATGTAATTTTCTAATTTTTATTTTATCAGGATTATATTTTAACATATAGTTAAAATATATTTCATATTCCGAAGCACCAGAACCATTTATATCTGTTACTTCTTGTAAAAAAATGTTATAAAATAATTCATTATGATTTTTTTCAATATTGGAAATAAGTTCATTTATATATTTTTTTTCAAATATCATATGATGACATATACCGGATTTATTCATATCAACTTTTGTTAAATTATTATGTAATATAAACATATGTTTAAAATAAGGTTTATGATATTCTGTTCCATAATTATAAAGACATTTATTATTTTCTACAAATGTAGTTGGTTTCAAAAAAAAAGTATCACTATCTATCACTAAATATTTATCTAAAATATTTGGAATACATTTTCCAGCATATAATTTTAATAATTGCTGTAAATACCACCCATTTCTCTCAAGTTTTCCGTGATATTTAGCAACTGTTTCTATATTAAACGGGAAAATATTTTCATGGATTGTAATACACCCATGAATTGTTATTGATGGATCATAGCAAATCAAATATATATTTCTATAACCAATAATATTTTTTTGAGTGTATTTTATTTGTTGTTCAATAACTGATTTATCATTTGGTCCAACTGGTATTACTATATCAAATATATTATTTGGGATACTATTAAATTTCCATAATGCTTGATACTTATGGTCAATTTTTTCAGAACCAATTTGTTCAATAACCCACGATATATCTAAATACTGATAATCAACTTCTGAATAGGATAGTTTGCTAACATCAAGTTCTTGCCAATCATTTAATATGATTATAGGAAAATATTTCTTATAATACTCAGTTACTTTATTTTTCAAACAGATAGGTATTGTATTCATGTATAAACATTCCCAGAATCTATGTGTATCTATTCCATTTCCTTCTGGACATATAGCAAATTTGTGTTTTTTTAATTCAATTAGATACTCTTTATATGGGAGATTTGCATTCCATTTAATTCCCTTTTTAATAATATCATTATAACATTTATTGCGTTTTTCTTTATTGGTATTTTTGCTAAAATTAAAATATATTCCCTTAGTTTTTTCAACATACATCTCAAAAACTTGTTGGTGTATTTTAGAATTACCATGTGTCCATTGGGAATTTGCTAAACCAATTGGTAAAGGAAAAACTTTCTTATGTTCAACATTCATATTTTGGGTGTATATACGTTGTAATAAAGGTAGTTTGGCGAATAAAATTAAGTTTTTATCATTAAAATTTTTATCAGAATTATGAAATATAAGTATGAATGGATTTTTTATATATTTTAGTTTTTGAATCATTAAATCTAAACTAAATCTACTAGTGTTGTAACAAAATATATATTTTTTATTATCAATGTATTTATCTATTTGATGAATATATATATGTTTTTTTTTTAATTTATACACATTTGGATTATATCGAAAATTTTCTTCAACACCTAAAAATATATCACATATATTTTGTATTTTTTCACCAGTTATAAATTCTATTTTCCTATGCTGTGTCACCAAGGGTTTTTTAGTTAATTCCGTAATTTTATTTTTAATTTTATGATAAAACTTATCATTTAGTTCAATACATTCTTTTAAATATTCAGGAGGTGGAATAACGCATTTTTTAATATCATTTTCAATATTACTTGATAATATAATTGGTTTGTACTTCAATGTATTAAATTTAGATGACCAGTTTCCATTAATAATTACTTTTTTTTGCATTAAAAGTGACCAATATGCCCCATGGAAACTTCCTGTTATAATAATTTCTGATTCACCAATAAATTTAATTATTTCATTTATATTATATTTTCCAAGATTCACGGAAATAGAAGGATAATTAAGATTTTTTATCTGTTTCAACCACATATGTTGAATAATCCCTATTTTTCTTTTAATTTTATAATTATTTTGTAATAGTTTAATCTTACAACTTACACAAGGAACATACTCATGTTTGTCATAATAATTTTTTAAATGATCTCTTCTTCCCACAAAAATAAAGTTTTCTAAAATATCATCATTAATATCAATTTCGTTTGGTGAAGGCTTCCAATTTATTTCTTTAAGATTAAGTTTATTTGAACCAGAACCCCAATGAAAATAAAAATTACTTTTTTCTAAATTTTTATAATATTTAGATCTATCTTTATTAGTATCTATTATACCTCCACCACCAAATATGATTATATTATTTTTTGATTTATAAATTGAATCCCAATTATTAGTATATTCTACTTTATAATCATTAAAGTTATAAAACAAATGCGGAGAACAATATAAATCGCCAGCATTTTTACCTCCGCAACTTATAAAAATAATTTTGTTAATTTTATTTTGATTAATAGTTGGTTTTCTAGTTTTTAATAATTTTATATACTTATTCTCAACCGGATCTTTCATTCTAAAATTTTCCAATTTTTTACAATGTATATGAAGATTGTTAATAGCTATTAACTTGCCATTAATTTCAACAAAAGGAAAATAATTCCCACCCTTTTTCATCCATTTAAATGCATATTTATCATATTTTATTTCACAAGTTTCATTTACAAATCCAGTTGTATCACCAGCTATATTTCTTGGATCAACACCAGCTAAATATTGACCAATCGCTGCTCCATCAAAAATACTATTAAATTCTTTAAAATTTTCATTATAAATACATTTATCTAAGCTATTATCAATAATTGGAAATGTTTTTATAATGTCTTTATTGTTCAAATAATAGTTAGCTAAATTAATCATATCGTTTTTTGTAAAATCATAATTTTCAATCAATTTTGTAAATAAATCATATTTTGGAATATATATAATTCCTGGAATACACCTATTTTTTGAATCCATGGTAATATATATTTTTTTGTTAAAATTATAGTTCATATTGCTATATAGTAAAACGTCGTTTTCTAGATGAATTACATTTTCTATATTATTCATTTTCATAAACTCATATACTAGAAAAAGNCGTTTTGATGCATTATTCCAAAAACCACCCCTATATGTTTTGTCTAATTTAGATTTTTTATCAAAATCTNTATGTAAAGTAGCAGAGTNAATTAATTTAATATATGATTTATATTCTTCCATTTTATTAAAAAAATCAGAGTCTANAATAACATAAATATTATAATCAAAATTAAGCAATTGATTTATATTTTCTTTAATATATTCTTGAAATATACCAGTTGAAACTAAAATTATATTTTTTTTTAAAGACATAATTATATTATATAATATATTTTATATACAGAGTATATACTTATATTTTTATATATTGTTTATTATTTTCCAATCACTAGGAAATATATTTTTTATGTTTTCTTCTTTTTTATACCATTTTTTTGGATAACATACAATTTTTTGTATAGTATTATTTATATATGCAGCCCACCAACTAAATGTACTATTTGCGATTATATTATGCTTACATACACTCATACACAACATTTGTTCCCAATCTTGTAATTGTGAAGAAATGGTAGTAAATTGTATATTTGGAAACACATTTTCTAATTCTATAATCATTTTTGATACTTCCTCTTTATCTTGTTGTTCATATACACATAATACTTCATTACAAGAATATGTATCATTTTGTATTATATATTGTAAAGATTCTATATAATAATTATTTTCTAATAATACATAATTATATATATTCTTATAATCACCTCTACGAAAATGTAGAGAAATTATGTTTTTATTATGTATATATGTATCTTGTAATTTTTTTTGAAGTATATCTATTTGTAATATATTTATAATTTTTTTATAATTTTCTTGAAAATATCTATAATTTTGAAAATATCCGTAAAGCATTACATTATTTGTATATGTAGGTATTTTATCAAAATTATAGATACTTTTTTCTTTATACATATTTTCATAGTGTATTGTATTATTACATACATGATTTGTAATTTTTTTAAAAATAGAATCCCAATAAGGATATCTTGTATCACAATTTTTATAATTTGGTATTGATTTATGTAATAAAAAATATTTTTTAGTATCTATAGAATATGATAATAATGTAAATATTTTATACAACTGGTTTCCCAATCCACCTTCCAAACTAATACTTACTATAGAATTGGGTATCTTTTTCTCTTGAAAATAATATATTAATATAATTTCATTATTATCTCCATATATAATACTTTTATTCTTTTTTTCTGATTTTTGTAAAGTTTCTTCGTATATTTTTATATTGGTTTGGTTTTCTTGTAAAATAATAGTATATAATTCTTTACAAGCAAATTGATAGTTTTTTTTAGCAATTTGATAATCTATATTATACAAATGTTTTATTGCTTTGTATAAAATAGGATTCTTAGGAATTGTACATATAAATCCATTAAAAATATGTGTAAAATCAGCAAAAAAATTACTTTTTATAAATACACTATCATACTCTTGAATAATATTGTTAATATCTTCATAGACCATCGCATCATCATCCAAATAACATCCTCCAAATAAATATAAATAGTAGTACCGAAATAAATCTGATTTATGAGCTCCCTGTAATATACTAAACTTTTTTACAATATCTGGAAAATCGTTTATAGGATTTTCTAAAAAAAATTGTACTATTTCTTCATCTGTTTTATAATTTTTATAATTCCATCCTACAAAAACTTTTGATAATTGTTGTAGAACATGACTTTCTGGTTTTTTCATATTTGTTTGTATTACATTTTTTGGTATTTTAGACATAGTATACAATTTTTTTTTTGTATAAAATATATTTTTTTATATATCTTACTATAAAAAAATATATTTTTTATATAAACTTATCTATACAATTAAAATTATAATATTTTTTTTGCTACTTATTCTTTTTTTATTCTTTTTTTATTCTTTTTTTATTCTTTTTTTATTCTTTTTTTATTCTTTTTTTATTCTTTTTTTATTCTTTTTTTATTCTTTTTTTATTCTTTTTTCATCAAAGCATCTACATCAACACGAAGTTTTTGTACTTCTTTGACTAGATGTGAGATAATTTGAATGTAATCAAGACTTAAGTTGCTTGTTCCATGATTTACAATAGAAGGCAACACTTCTTGAACTTCTTGGGCAACAAAACCATATTTAACACGCTGGTCAGCATTAGGATTAGCCCAATTGTATTGGACGGAACGAAGAGAGTGAATTACATCAGAATTTTTAATATCTTCAATATTTGTTTTTAGTTTCTTATCAGAAGTACAAGTTACACTTTCTGCAGTAACACTGCTTGTAACATTCACACTTCCAGTAACATTCACACTTCCTGATACACTTAATATATAACCATCCCATGTGAGATTATTACTACTGGTAATACCAGTTCCACCAGAAATTCCAAAAGCAATTTCAGTTGGATCTATATTTACAGAATCTGAAACAAGACTATTTAATGCGGTTTCTAAAGAAGTATCGGCACTTGCGCGAGCAGATTCTTCCAAGGAAAGACGAGTGTCTAGAGAAGCATCGGAGCTTGTTCGAGTAGATTCTTCCAAGGAAAGACGAGTGTCTAGAGAAGCATCAGAGCTTGTACGAGTGGATTCTTCCAAGGAAAGACGAGTGTCTAGAGAAGCATCGGAGCTTGTTCGGGTGGATTCTTCCAAGGAAAGACGAGTGTCTAGAGAAGCATCGGAGCTTGTTCGGGTGGATTCTTCCAAGGAAAGACGGGTGTCTAGAGAAGCATCGGAGCTTGTTCGGGTGGATTCTTCCAAGGAAAGACGGGTGTCTAGAGAAGCATCGGAACTTGTACGAGTGGATTCTTCCAAAGAAAGTCTAGTGTCTAGAGAAGCATCAGAACTTGTACGGGTGGATTCTTCCAAAGAAAGACGAGTGTCTAAAGAAGCATCAGAACTTGTTCGGGTGGATTCTTCCAAAGAAAGACGAGTGTCTAAAGAAGCATCAGAACTTGTTCGGGTGGATTCTTCCAAGGAAAGTCTAGTATCTAAAGAAGCATCGGAACTTGTTCGGGTAGATTCTTCCAAAGAAAGACGAGTGTCTAAAGAAGCATCGGAACTTGTACGAGTGGATTCTTCCAAGGAAAGTCTAGTGTCTAAAGAAGCATCAGAACTTGTACGGGTGGATTCTTCTAAGGAAAGACGAGTGTCTAGAGAAGCATCAGAACTTGTACGGGTGGATTCTTCCAAAGAAAGTCTAGTGTCTAGAGAAGCATCAGAACTTGTACGGGTGGATTCTTCCAAAGAAAGTCTAGTGTCTAGAGAAGCATCAGAACTTGTACGGGTGGATTCTTCTAAGGAAAGACGAGTATCTAAAGAAGCATCGGAACTTGTACGCGTGGATTCTTCCAAAGAAAGTCTAGTGTCTAGAGAAGCATCGGAACTTGTTCGGGTGGATTCTTCCAAGGAAAGACGAGTGTCTAGAGAAGCATCAGCACTAGTTCTACTTGAAATTTCAATACTTAGAGACCTATAAGGAACAGCAGAGCTTGGATCAGCCGACCTTTCTAATATACCAGAAAGAACTACATCATTTTCACCAGTGCCACTTATAAACCAAGTATTATTTTTTCCTTGATAAACAAATTCAGCACCAGGTGTACCAGTCCCACCCGCAGAAGTTCCACCAACAGAAATACCATAATAAGTATTTTCACTATAAGCACCTGTTACTCCAATATTAAAAATATTATCTGAAATATAAGTTTGATCAGTATTTATGTAAGTAGTTGTTCCTTGAACAGTTAAATCTCCTACAACTACAAGATCATTCTTTATTTCAACATCTGCACCAACATAAAGTTCATTGTCACCTGTAAAATACAACTTATTACTACTTGTAATACCCTTTCCATCAGAAGTCCCAAATGCAATTTCATTTTTACTTATACTTACAGAACTTGAAACAAGACCATTTAATGCAGTTTCTAAAGAAGTATCGGCACTTGTGCGAGTGGATTCTTCTAAGGAAAGACGAGTGTCTAAAGAAGCATCAGAACTTGTTCGGGTAGATTCTTCCAACGAAAGACGAGTGTCTAGAGAAGCATCAGAACTTGTACGGGTGGATTCTTCTAAGGAAAGACGAGTGTCTAGAGAAGCATCAGAACTTGTACGAGTGGATTCTTCCAAGGAAAGACGAGTGTCTAGAGAAGCATCGGAACTTGTTCGGGTGGATTCTTCCAAGGAAAGTCTAGTGTCTAAAGAAGCATCGGAACTTGTACGAGTGGATTCTTCTAAGGAAAGACGAGTGTCTAAAGAAGTATCGGAACTTGTACGAGTGGATTCTTCCAAAGAAAGACGAGTGTCTAGAGAAGCATCAGAACTTGTTCGGGTGGATTCTTCTAAGGAAAGACGAGTGTCTAAAGAAGCATCGGAACTTGTTCGGGTGGATTCTTCCAAAGAAAGACGGGTGTCTAAGGAAGCATCGGAACTTGTTCGGGTGGATTCTTCCAAAGAAAGACGGGTGTCTAAAGAAGCATCAGAACTTGTACGAGTGGATTCTTCCAAGGAAAGACGAGTGTCTAGAGAAGCATCGGAACTTGTTCGGGTGGATTCTTCCAAGGAAAGT